GTTTTAAATAAAGTGTTGTCATCTATCTGACCTGTAACAAAAGGATTTATTTCTCTACTAAAATTTAAAGTTTGACTTGCTGTTACTGTTGTATAGGTAATTGTAATATGGTCTATATCATCAAAATTACTTATAATCTGAACACTATTTGTAACCACATTATTAATGGTAGTATTAGCTCCAGATCCTATATCCACATTTTGACTCGCATTGTTAGAATCAAGATAATTAAACAACACATTAGTAGATGAATCAGAAGAAACAGCTATATATACATTTGATAAGCCCTCTTGAAAATTAGTACCTCTATTTATAGTGCTAATACTTGCAGGTGTTCCTACACCACCACCATTAAACATTTGTATAGGTGTACTACTGACACTTGTGTTTTTTTTAACAAATAATAATGGTTTACCGATTGTAGGGCTTTGGTTGTCATCTACAAAGTACCCAAAACCAATATTAGTATCTGCACCTCCATTAACATTTTTAAGTCTTTCAAACAACATCTTTTCGTATGGTGTTTTTATAATATAGTCTTGGCCTCTATTTAATCTTGGGTCTCTACCACTATTACTTGCATCACTCGCTTTTACTGATCCGTATTCTCTTGAGTTTAGTTTGTTGTAATAAAAAGCCGCAAATGATTTAGGCTCTTCAAAACTAAAACCTATATCGTTAAAGGGAACACTAAAATTAGATTCTCCCTCCTCAATGTTTACGAATTCAGTTATATCTCTTGTTGTACCACTTGCATAAAAACTATCAAGTGTTTGTACTTTGATTTGACTAAATGTACTGCTTGATACATCATTATCTACAAATGCAGTTAAGTTAAATGTTTTAAATAGGCCTGTCAAGAAGTTAAGTATTTTCATATCAGGTATTTGGTCTGATATATATATAGTATCAACAACAGAATCAGGACTTATTGTACCTGCTTGTATAGCTAAATTTTGTGTACCTGTACCTACTTGCTCTAATATTTTAGTACAAGTAAGGCCATAAGTTAAATTCAATGATGTTTCTGTAGTTTCTATAACAAACTCTACATTATGATTTTCTACAGTTGTTGCAAGACTTGTTTCAAATTCAAATTCAAGGATAGTGTTTGTTGTTCCTGATATATGAGCAACCTCAGCAATAACCTCGTTAGTACCAGCTTTCCTTAGCCTTGCTGTGAACTTTTTAGTATTAACTGTTGGTGTTACTGTCCATAGAATTTTCATTGATTCCTTATCGTCAAAACTTGTTTGACTTGTAAGGCCTGTAGCAAATCTAAATACACCTCCATCAAATACAGGTGCAATACCTGTAAAACTATGTGGAGGGTCTTGTGTAGTATCACTATCAAAAAACTCTATGACATCGCCTGTAAAACTTTGTATTTTATCTACTACAATTAGATTTGTATTTGTTTCATTTGTAGGTGTTACACCTATCTCTCCTTTGTTTCTGTGTAGCCACATATACAGATTTGAAAAGAATCCTGTTGTTTTAAAAAAGTCATCTGTAAACTTTATATCTATCTCATTGTCTTGCTCAATGACTTTTATTATATCAATAATTCTTAACGCAGGTTTTAGGTCTGTGAATTGAAAGCCTTTTGTTGTTCCTAATCTTTCTGTATTACCTGAGCCTGAATCAGCTTGGCTTCCACTTGCATATAAGTTTCTTGTCGTATCACTTCTTGCTTGTGTTGTTAATACACCTCCTGCTGCGCTATCATATATAAATCTTTGTGTGTGTGATATTAAAGGATAAATAACGTGAGCTGTTGAGACTGTTTGACCATTTAGTACACTAACATAACTTTCTAAGCCTTGCTTTACTCTTGTAACATTATAATCGTGATTAAATTGAGAAAAGTCTAAGCTACTTAATTTTCTATCTTGTACTCTATCTTTAAGCTGTATTGTTTGACCATAGAAAGTAATATTATAACTTTCAGGTACATTGTTTTTTAGTTTTACACCATTCATAACAATATATCCTGCTTTGAAAGGCTTGTAGTTTAATTCTAATATTGCATCTAATTTCGAGTTTGCATCAAATATACCATCAGGTATCGCATCTGATACTAAGTCTCTTCTATAGTAATGTTTAAATAATTTATTATTTACACTTGTTGCTGGTAAATTAAATGTCCTGCTGAAATCAGTAAATACTTTTTCTATGTCTCTTATGTCTTGAATCGTTTGTGTAAGTGTGATCTGCTCATCCTCAAATAAATCTAAATGCTGAAAGTTTATATCAGTAATAAGATTTATCTCATTCCATTTTCTAAATGTATTCTCCCACAAAGTATCTGTCAAATTCCAAATATCAGGATTTGGGTCAGGACTATCTAAAAGAATACTCGGTATTGCAAGGCCTACTTGATTCATTATCTAATAGTATTTAGTTTATCGTATGCAAACTTAAATTCAAGAGTATAATTAGATAGCCTATCGTTTAAGCTAGTTTTAAAAGTAACTTGTTTGTTTTGAGGTATAACAGGTAACTGCTGATTGTCTTTGAATAACCAACATCTTGGAGACATTAATAATTCCTCTATGACTTGATTATAACTATCATTCACATATCCTGTGTTTAGTATAATTTTTTCTCTACCCATTATGTTTCTTGTCTTGTATTGATGATTGTTTACAGAATATGTCGCACCTGTTGTAAGTGTATTGGCTTTATACTCCTCTCTTTCTATGTCAATACTTTCTATAGACTTTAAGAAAAAGTTTACTCTTTGTAAAGCTCCAAATCTATTAACAAATGTAATAGGCATATTTGTAAACTTCTCACAATGCTGCTCCTCTACTTTTATTGTTTCTGTACTACCCCCTGTAACTATATCTACACTTGTTAGGGTAGCTGTTGTACTTGTTGCATATTCTATTGCTGTATTTGTAGTATCTATGCCTGTACCAACTGTTACACTTGTTACTGTCGAACTACCATTTTTAAAGTTTACAGTAGTTGCACCAGTCAAAGTATCTGATCCTGAATTTACACTTAGGTTTGCTAATACAGGAATCTTTAATATCTCTTGACTTTCTCTAAATATAGTATCATTAGACATCAGCTTTGTTGTGCTACCTTTAAAAGCACTTAGAGATAATGTTGTTGCACTATTGGTTTGTGTTTCTGTTGTAAACCCATCCTCAAAATATCCTACACCATCAAAGGCTAACATATTAGTTGTTACTGCATCAAGAGCTGTGCCTGACGAGTTTCTTGGTGTTGCAACTGTCTTTACCCAAACATTCAGGCCATTGTTTCCAAATGTTCCACTAAAGCTGTATTCAATATAGTCTTTTATAAGCTCACCTATTTCAAATATTACAAAGTTATTGTTTGATACTTCGTTCTTTCTTAATTGATAAGTAAGGCTTGGACTTGTATCGTATGTACCACTAAATATTGAGATATCTAAATTACAGTCTGCTAAATTTGCATTTGCTACTTTTATATATACAGGTGAGTTTATGTTTACTTTAAATATTGCCATTTTCTATTGTTTTTTCTGCATCATTCACAAATGCTGCTATTAATTCTTTTGGTAGTGTTTCAAATCTCTTTTCAAAAGGTTTCGTAAAAAATAAACTTGGCCTTATACCTTGTTCAAATATTGTCTTTGCTATTGCAAAACTTAAGCCTTTTCTTTTTGTAAATTTTCCCCCCTCATCTCTTGGTGCTATACCTTTTCTTACAGTCCATTTATCAAAAGCCTTAGCAGGTGGCCTTTTGTTAGTATATTTAAAAGGTGTATCATACTTTCTCTTTGTACCTGAAACACCCTGATCTTGATAAGCTCCGTATTCCTCCATTAAGAATTGTAATATGAATCCTGACTTATCTGATATTATTTTATAGTCAAGAGAATTATATAAGGCCTTAGAAACATTCTTTTTATCTTTGGATAAATTACTTCTCGATTGCTGGATTACATACTTTGCAAAACTATTTAATATGTCTCTTGTATCTTGTAATTCCATTAGCAACTACTTATATCATTATCTATTAATATATCCATTGTTGCTGCCCATCCAGCTAATCTGTTTTCAAACCTTTCATAGAAAGGCTCACAAGTAGGGTCGCCCTCTAATTGATATTTTGTTGTATATAACGAGCCTCCTCTAAGCAGAAGTATAATTCTGTTCAATACTGCTAATTGAGTGTTAAGTATATCTTGCTCATTGTCATTACCAACAAATATATCTGTCTCTGCATCTTTGTATTCGTTTACAACATCCATAGCCATTATAGTTATATTAAAAGACAATGTTTGTTCTTGAGCTGTAACACTATTTACTATAATATGCGCTAAAGGGAATATTGTTTGTTTGTTTAAATCTATTTGTGTTATATCTCCAGTTGTTACAGAGTTTACGTTACTATCATTTAGTAGGTTTGTTTTTATTGTATCTGTAATTTGGTAAAAACCTCTTATACCTTGATTGCTCATCTCATTTTACTTTTTAATTGTTTCGTTTCTATGTCGCTTTTTTCTTTCATAAATGTTAGCATTGTTAAACATCTGTGTAAATTTAATTGAGTGATATTCTCAAATCGTCTAATATCTCCCTGAGAGAGTGCATAAATTGATTGATACCATCCCCACTTTTCACCAAACTGTTGGACTCCTGTAAGTGAAGCTCCTGCTTGTCCTGAAAATAATACGTCATAATCTTCGATAAGTCCATCCCTAAACGGTAAAAAAAAAACATTGATCCGAACACTACATTCATCGGCATATCTTTATACACTTCTTGACCTTGTGCTGTATAGTCCTCAATACTATATTTGTGTTTGTATTTGTTCTGTATAGGCCTGTATAAAACCGCCATAGCCTTTTCCATTTCATCCCAATTAGATATGTACGTGTCGAGATCAACATACTCACCTAAGCTCATCTCATCTAAGTTTGGTATAAAACCATACTCAATTCCATTCATTGTAAATCTATTTATAAGCTGAGGCTTCTGTTCAAACATATCTGATATAGTTTTGGTTATACTATTGACATCTTTGAGCTTCATTTGAAAGGCTTGTTTGTTGTCTATATGACAAAATATCTCTATCATCTTAGTTGCTAAAAAGTTCTCATCTTTATTCTCCTCTTGTGCTTTTAAAAACTTTTGGTATTGACTTAGTTTGATTTCTGACAAGTTATTTGGTACAGTTATTTTTACTCTCATATATATATATCGAAATCTAAAGTGGATTTTTGACAAAAAAAAAGGAGGCCCTTTTAAGACCTCCTATCATTGAGTTTGTAAAAAACTAAATTAAATCAATTTAAATTAAATTAAACAACTAACTAATTAACTCAATGTGTTCTATAAGTACATTAATTGTAACCATACTCCTAACCAAAAGAAAGTGGATAGTATTAATGCTTTGATAAAAAATTTAATGTCTTCCATAGTTTTTAGTATTTTCCCCATTCTAATTCGTCAACTTTTTTTGCTATCTCAAAAATTTTATTTGTTAAACTCATAATTTTGTTATCAATTTTAGTTATTTTTTTTGAGTTGCGAGTTTCATTTAAATTAAAATATTTCATCTCAATTCTTTGACCAAATCTATCTGACATTTCACCAGCGTGATGAAAATAATCACCTTTCTGTCTTGCTATACAGTATGCTGCATATTTAACATTATTTAGGTAACCACCATAGCTGTTTATATCTTTTACTTCTTTACAAAGGTAATAAAGCTCTTTTGCAAGAGTTTGCATTGCTTCTTTATTTTGTTGTAATTGTTTTTTTAATTT